TTTAAAGACCTCTTGGGCTGCGGCAAGGGTGACTGGGTCCTTATGCCGGATCTTCCTTTTGATTTGAGATCTCTTCACTTACTTCTTGGGTAGTCGGCGACGTACCCGTTGCGCTCGTGTCCCTCCCAGTACGCCCCGAAGTAATCGCGAATCATCCGATCCCCCCTTCTTTTCCTTTACTTTCTCAGCCGACATCACTCGGCAGGGAAGACAGTAGCACGGCTGTGGGTGGTATGTCTTATCGCTCAAGGAAGAGGTCGCGGCCCAGTCGGCGGCAGTGGAAACTCTTGATATAGTGGCAGAACAGCATTTTTTTCATACTGAGCATTCTGCTCTCCCTCAATATTGTCTTTAATAATTTTCCCTGTAAGATCTTCAACTATTGCAAAAATATTATCGCCACGAGAAACAATAGAGATTCTCTCTGTAGAACTCATCGGTTCTTTTCCCTTGCCTCAACTTGGCGCATGATTTTATTTGACCACGCAACCCCAGCATCTCCGCCCCAGAGCGCCCACGCAATACGTCCAGCCGAAGGGAAGCCAGGCTGACCCGGCTTAAAGCCCTCACCCTGCTTGTCAACTTCGTGACGGGCAAGGAATGCTCGCATCTTGCGAGCGCGCGGGATTGTCATGGTGTTGCTGATGAGCATTCGTGCCGTTGTCTGACCTGGCCCAATGCCGCCGCGTCCGAATTCTTTTCTCCAGTCAAGACCACGCTTCGCCTCAGACTTTACTGCAGAAGGAACGTTTAGGCTAATTCCAGAGTAATCCGCAGCAGCGTACTTCTCCGAAACATCTGATGGACCATGAACCTGCGGAACGCCAAGTGCTTCATAGGCATCTCGTGCTTCAGGGTCGTTCTCAATTGCCTCAACGACACGAACGTTTTCCTTAAGAATCTTAGACATCTTGTATTTCTTGAATTGAAGACTAGAGCTAGCTGGGAAATCACTTAGATGAATCTGGTCGTGAGGAATGTCATTCTCCTCAAGCCATGCGCGTGTTTCCTCAAGGCGCTTCACCGACCTAGAGCTAATGATGAAAATTCGGTGCGTGTCAGACTTCTGGCGCAGGTAGTCTGCGACATTCTCATTGACATTATCGCTACCGTCAGAAGCGCTCAAGATGCCGTCAATGTCGGAAACAATGATTGAATCCCCCGCCGCCTTGGTCTCGTCAGTCTCAGGGTCGGATGGGTTCTGGTTTGGCGTGTTGGAAGACCCTGGATCTGGCTCCATGTCTTCTCCGCTTGGAATTCCCTCTGGACCTGAGCCATCTGGGGTTGGCGGCTCGTTTACGGCAGCATTGCCGAACACGACGGTGTCAAGGTATTCCCCGTAGCGATCCGACGGGACATAGCCCTTCGGGGTCTGGAAGAGAATCTGGTCTCCGATCTCACCAATGCCGTCCTGACCGCGCTCGCGGAGGGCATCGTTGATGCGAAGCCACGGAAGGCCACCAAGCGCCATCTTGTTGTACTCCGCAATCGTCTGCTGGGCGGTTCTTCCGATCTCCGTGAAGACGAAGCGGAGGTCGCTGTCATACCTTGCCACAACCTCTCGAGTCAGGTACTCGGCGATCAACTCAGCGAGCGGAACAATCCCGTTGTCGTAGGTGAACGCAGCCCCGGTCTCCGACGTGCTCTTATTTACATCAAAGGAGATGCCGATGTCCTGTGGCTGCACTGCGAATACTGCACAGATCTTTCGGGCAAGGTAGACCTGCCACTCCATAAACTGCATGTCGCGATTGGACGCTGCAAGCGGGAGCCACTGCATCCCCTTGCCTCCGCCAGTGATTGCAATCTGGCTCTTACCGGCAACTTCTGCTTCCCAATATGCCTTGAATGAGTCAACCTGGTCTGGGCGAACACCCTCCCCTAGATGGAGAACGCCAGGAGGTGCCGCCTGCGATACTGCCTTGGCGTTGTACGCGGCAGCATCAAGGTCTGCGATAATTGTTTCTGAAAGCACTTCAAGCGGAGAAAGTCCGATTGGGCTATAGGTAACTGGGTTGGCAATCACCACGATAAGTTCGTCATTCCTGTAAACGGCAAGCTGCTTGCCCGCGCCGTCCATTTCGTAGTACCGCGGCTTACTTTCGTCCCTGCCATCCCAGGTAGTGTCAAAGGCGATACGGGCGGCGTCCTTATTCCACAGGTAGGCGATTGGGTCTGCGCCAACGCGAGATCCAACCTTCCTCTCAATTTCAATTGCGCCCTGATCAAGAACCAGAATGTCCTCAATCACAGGCTCAATAAACGAGCGCCAAGATTCACCCTTTGGATTTGGTCGCCGGAAAAGATCACGAAGTTTCTGTACAGTCCTTGGGTCCGGGCTGTCGCCAGCGTCATTGCTGACGATGTCCCACTTTGCTCGGCTGATCTGTGTTCGGCGCAGGTTAACGGCGGCACGAATCCAAGGATTGCCGCGCGACCATCGCCGTAGTTGCTCGGTGCTCATCTTGGTAATTGTGTTTAATCCATATGCGCCGCGCGCGTATGGTCCCGCATCTGGGACAAGCGATGGGGCTGCTTTTTCGGTCACCTGCTGCGGGCCGCCTCCAAAGAGGCGCTGAATAAGAGATCGCTGCTCAGCCATTTTTACCTTCCGCTACGCCGCTGCCTAATCGCATTGGACCAAATAGTCTCAACTGCGTCAGTATTGACATATCTACGCATTTCGTCAATAGGGCAATCCACTACACGCTTCCCATTGACATAATTCACCGTTCTTTTGTTAAGGGCCTTCGCCCACCATACTGGCACAACAAAGGTCCCGTCTGTGAACTGAACCTCCAATGTTGACTCAACGCTCGGCGTCGTCATCTTCTGGCTCCTGTTCCTCAATCGGGTCAATTGTCAAATGTCCAGGTCTCTGGCGTGGCGATGTGCCATTGAATATCGCAAGCTCATTATGAATGGCTCGCATGATGCTGTCAATATCTGTGTCTGCTGTCTCTTCGTCCTCCCCCTTGAGCATCTCGTCCACCTGGATGGCGATCTTTCGGCGCTGAGGGACGCTTTGGCGGCTCTTGTGAAGGTCCGCGTAGCACCACTGGCAAACATTGTACCTCTTCTGCCCCCTTGCCCTTGGGATCATGGGTTCTGGCACGAGCTCGGTCACAAGGTGCTCTTGGCCGGCAAGGATGCCGCAGGAAGCGCAGCGGGGGTGGGATCGGCGACCCTTCTCGTAGGACTCTATGACTGGCTGAATTTGCCTCTGGAGTCGGATCAGCGACCTAGCCAGATCCTTGATCTGATCGCCAGAGTAGTTGATTTCACCACATAGCGTGCACTGCGACATTCGGAGATTATAGCACGAATGTTATGATTTAATTTAGATAGGGTTAAGGAATCTTACTCGTAGATCATATAGGTGCATTTAATATGTTACAATCGTTGTATTATGCCCCTGAAAAGGTGGTAAAACCTAGCAGAAACATCAGGTCTTGACACGGTTAAGCATAAAGTGAAGTATTAGGCAGTCAACCAACCGTATTTGGAGGTTCAGTGGACTTTAAGCTTTATACGAATGCCCTCAAGGCCTACGAGGCTGAGAACGGTGACCTTAGGGTCCGGGGCACGACCTCATCCACCATTGTGGATATGCACGGCGACGAGATGACCCTTGCGGCCCTCAAGTCTATGGAGGAGACCGCCAAGCAGAACATGACCGTCTTCCTTAACCACAACTACAATGTTCCAGACGATCTTTTTGGTTCGGTTACAGATGCCACAATTGTCAAGAGGTTTGACCGGGAAACCAACCAAGACGTCTACGACCTAGACATTGATGTCCGCGTTGTCGGCGAAGACGAGAACCCACTTGCCATGAAGACCTACCGTGCTATTAAGCGCGGCGTTAAGCTTGGGCTTTCAATCGGCGCTCGAGTTGAGAAGGTTGGCAAGCGCAAGGGCGAAGACGGCAAGGAGTCATACGTCATTGACAATGTTCGCCTCCTTGAGGCATCGGTTGTCGGCATCCCTGCTAACCAGCGCTCTTATTTGCAGAGCGCCCTTAAGAGCCTGCGTTCGCCTGAAACAAAGGCTGATGAGCCGCGCTTTGGAGTTGGCGACTACGTTCGCTGGAATTCCAGCGGTGGGCCAGCCGAGGGTGCAATTGAGCGAGTCGTTACGGAAGGGTCACTCAATGTCCCAGACTCTTCTGTTGTGATCAATGCCGAGGATGGCGACCCTGCGGTACTTATCCGCGTATGGCAAGACGCAAAGCCAAGCGATGTCCGCGTTGGGCATAAGATGTCAACGCTTCGTGAGG